GAAGCCGTGAAACGTGTAACCGGCAAAGAGTTGAGCGGATTGGCAGCAAACGGTATCATCCATCTTATCAATTCCGGCGCAACATAAAGGTACACAAGGCACGCAGATTTAACATTTCCCAACATATATTTAACAGTTGCTAACACACTTTGGCACGCTTTTTGCTCTGTGCCACATTTACGATTATTTAACATATTTAACACACCGCAACTTTTGTTAAACTTTCATAAAAATAATGTTTCACGTGGAACGGTGGCGAAGTGATTGTTTCACGTGGAACAAATGATTGTGATTTGTTAAAAAGATTAAAATTAAATTTTTTAAACTATTTAACAAAAATAATTTGGAGGTTTCGTGAAAAAGTCGTATCTTTGCAACGTTATTAAGAAACATAAGTTGAACAATTAAAAATAAAAATTATGATAAGAGTGCAAAAGTTTAAGTTTGAACACCGTTTTGAATCTTTGGAAACAAAGAATATTAGTGTAGTAATTGCAAATTTAAAAGGCTACAAACGTTGTAACTGTAATATGTGGATAAGTACAAAGTTTGTCGGTGAATATGCTATCGTTGATTTCTTAGACGTTAACGGCAAACCTGTAAAGAGCATCTAAAGTTTAACCGCCTGTAAGGTTCACCCCTTACAGGCTTAAAATAATTGATATATGGAACATTCATATTTTAGAATCACATTGAAACAAGCCGACAAAGTTACGGTTTTTATGGTACGCTCGGACAAAGTAAGCGAGTTCTTTAATAATAAGATTGATTACTTACAGGGCGAGTGTTCAATAACAGTAAAGGGGCGTTTTCCAACGCACAAAGATTCTCGCAAGTGGTTTATTGTTACATCAATAGAAAATAAATGATATGAAAAAGATTAAGTATTTTAGATTGTCTGAGTTCATAAATTCAGCAACAGCAAAACGTTTGTGTATTGATAATATGCCATCGTTTGAAGTAGTAGACAACTTGAATCGTTTGGCTGATTATTTAGATGGTATTCGTGCAAAGTTGGGTAAACCAATTTTAGTTAGTAGTGGGTATCGTTGTCCGATGCTTAATAAGGCTGTCGGTGGTGTTGTTAACAGTCAACACCAAAAAGGTTTAGCCGCTGATTTGGTTTGTGATGATATGGAATCTTTAGAAAAGGTTCTAAGAGAAACAGGTGGTTTTGACCAACTTATTAAAGAACATCGCAAAGGTTCTGAAAGTTTTTGGTTTCACGTTTCAGTTTGTAACCGTAACGGCAAACCACGTAACCAAATAATTATGAATCTAGAAAAGAAATAGTTATGGAAAAACCATTGGAACTTCTTTTAAATTCGGTTAAAGGTTCAATAGATAGTTTGCAATATGTTGCAGACCAAACAACAGATATAAACGGTATGGTTTTAATTTCTGTTATTGATGTTTTAAAAGCGCAAGAACTAGTAATAAAAAATATTTCTTGTATTTTAGATAAAGAAAAAGCAATTAAAAACCGTGCTTTGGATTTTATTTGCAAAAAAGGTTTTATAACAGAATTTTATAAAACAAAATAAGAAAACAGGCGGTAACAACTTTACCGCCTGTTTTCTTTTATAAATAAACACCTGTTTCAAGTTGTGAAATTATTTCATCATATTCGCCAACCAACAGATTTGCAGCATTCAAATTCACGTTTTCAAACTGTGCGAAACCTGTAACCTCATTTATCGTCACATTTTCTTGCGTGTTGTTTACATGAACGTCAACGGTTAAATTCTCAGTAATCAATACATAAGGTTCTAAACCGTACAAAATTTGTTCGTTCCATTGTTCACCACCAACAACGTTTAAATCTGTGCCCAAACGGTAAATAACATCACGTGACAAAGAAAAACTTTCAATTTGGAACGTTACACCATCGCACGACAACAACGCCACGGCATCACCTGTAATCACGTTTACTTTGATAGATAAATTAATCGTTTTACCGATATAATTACTATCAATAGAAACAACACCACGGCACGGGATAAACATTTTAACCTGTGCGTTATAGTCTTCATTGTTACCATTTGCGCCTGTTAGTTCAACGTTGCCGAAATCAAGTAACATTATGTCACTTTCGGGGTATTTAACATTTATGCCCGTGTTGTAGTTACCACATTTCAAAACATCATCACCGCCAACAGGAACTTGAGTAAAGATTCTTTTAATACGGTTCACATATTCACCCAAATTAACCTCAGAATAAGTTGTGCCCGTATCGCTTTCGCCCGTTGGCTTAAAGAAACGTTTCTTTGCAAACTCGTTTAAGTTTTCCAACGTAACAATATAAACGTTTATAGCACCGTAATTTTTAATCGTTGGCGGTTGCACTACATCGGCATTTGCATAAACCGTTAAATTTGTTGCACCCGATGTTAAATTAAATGTTACCGTGCCAGTTTGCTTATCTTCTGAAATTGTGCCGTCACTTACAACGCTATCACCCGAATCGTTTATGAAATTTGCATTTATCTCTGTTAATTCTGCATTCGGGTTTGCTTTGAAATTAAACGTGTAACTTTGCCCCGTTTTTACCTTTACAGGTTTTTCGCCAACAATTTCGCAATTTGTTATACTGTAATCAACTGCTATAAAATCGCCTAACAAATATTCACCGTTTATAATAACCGATTCGGTTGTGATAGGAACAATAATTGTTGCAGTTTGGTCGTTAACGGTCATATTGTAGGTTTCACCACCGTAAGTTATTGTAGGTGTACCGTTAAACATTCCCTGTGCCGTTCCCTCAACTGTAACGGTGTAATTTGTTGCACTTACCACCGCTTTTGCAGTAGTGTTTGTAATATTGTTCGTTATTTGCAGTTCCTTTACACCCGAAATAAACTTACCTGTTATTGTAATTTCTGTGCCTTTATAACAGTAGACAGTAAGTGTTCCAACGTTGCCCGAAACGTTAAACGGTGTATCCGCAACCCAATCACCATCACCGTTTTGATATGATGCTTTTAAATCTGAAAACGTACCGTTACCGTTGCCCGTTACCGTTATATCGAAATGGTGAGAATCTGTTCCCCGTTTGTCGGTTATTGTAACGTCACCATTTAAACCCGATGTATCATAAGTAAGCAAATTTGTAGGCGGTGTTGGTGGCGTTCCTATACTTGCATTTATATAACAAGTCATTTCATCCGTGTTACTACGCCCAACAGTAACACGCCTACAAATATATTTGCCGTCAGATGTTATTCCGTTTTCTAAACCGTCAATAACTTTTTGATTTAAATCGGGAGAAACTTTTGTAACGTCAAACGTTGTTTTCTTTATTGAACCATCAAACAAACGTGAAATATAAAAATTTTCACCATCATTTTCTTTAAACTCACAACCATCAACGGCTTTTGCTGCAAAAACGGCATATGTTGTAGCATCATTTGTGTACGTTTTAATAGAATTATTGTCCGTACAATTAACTAAATCTAATTTTATAGGATATGTACTCATAATTAAACGTTACCTTTAATAGTTACCATAATAATACTACCTGTTTCATTCAACAACCCTTTATTCGGAAAATCTAGTTTTCTGATATTCGGGCGAACATCAACAACATTTGTACGGTTTGAAAGATATTTGTTACCGTTTTCACTTTTCGTTAACGTTGCAGTACTGTTTAATATAATATCCTTATAAGTAAAAAGAACGTCAACACGCAAATGAACTGTGCAAATATCACCGTCTTGCTGTTTCTCAGAAACAAAATAATAACGGTTCAAACTTTCGATGTAAACGTAATTGAACGTTACAGGTGTGCGAGTTCTGAAACGAACAACAGGCGTTAAAACATTGAACGTTGCATTCAACACGCCCGTATATTCTTCGTTTTCCTGTAAAGTCTTGTTTACTTCGTTGGGTTTGCCATCGTAAACGAAAGTTTTAATTTTAATCATACCTTTAAAGTTTAAAAGGGTGTTTCCTGTGCTATCAACTACAGGAAAACACCCTAAACAGTTAAACAATCAAACTAGGCAACAAAGAACACAACAAAGTTTTCGTTTGTGTCGTTGAAGTAGCCGGCATCGAATTTGAAGTAATTGTTGAAAAATTCTGCTTTGGCGTTGTAGTTGGTCGTTACACGCTTATCCAAATTGGTAACACCCAAAGCGTCACGGTCAAACATCACACCCAATACGCCACCGATAGAAACAGTTGCACCGCTAGCAGATTTTACATCAATCTTTGAAACGTTGGCAAAAGCGTAATCTTTGCCCGTTGCTTGCCAACTTGCCACGGTTTCCGCTTGCGGTAACAAAACGTTCTCATTATGGAACGTGTCGGCATACAGATAGGTTTTCGCTGCTGCTGCAAAATCTGACAACAGAACTGTGTGCAAAACGTCTTTTGGTGTGAAACGTTCCTTACCGCCAACGTTAAACAGGGTTGAAATTGTCTGCAATCTGTCTGCATACAAACCCATAATATATGCAGCGAAACGGATAAAGTCAGGGGTTGTTACAGCTACATTTGCGTTCAAAGATGCGCCCGTCTTATCATTGTAAAGTTTCAACAGGTTCACACATCTAACTGTTGAAGCACTTGCGTAGTCAACAGTTTCGTTTGTTGATTCAACGAAACCAAATGCGGCTTTGTCTGCGTCCAAAGTTTCCGCAATCATATTGTTGATAGTACGCATAACAAGAGCGTCTGTCTTGATAGTCATTGACTTCTCAACTGCTGAGTAAATCATTGACAGGAAACCGTTCAACTGTTCTGCGCTGCTAAAAGATTCCTTTACCTGTCTTTCAGTGATAGACACTGGAACTTCAAAAGTCACCTTTGAGTTGAAGAACTTAGCAGAAACCGTTGGTTTGTGAAACACATCCTGTTTGTACTCTGTACCGTCTGTGAGATTCCACGTGTCGTTCTCCTCAGCCTGTGGAACGTCAGCGGAAATCTTTTCCAATACAGAACCAAATTCCCAGGCATCCATCAAAACAGACGGAACTTTACCACTGTAAGGGCGGTTAACGAAAACCACTTTACCAATGTGGTTTACAAGTGACTTCACGTAATTATCAACGGCATTCTGATTGAAAACCTCATTTCCCAAATCAACAATACCTGTCAAATCTTCTTTTACAATATCGGTTTTACCCAATACTTCACCCGATACGGTGTTAACTAAACTATAAATCTGTTTTACTTCCATTTTTATAAAAATTAAGTATTAATAAATATCTATTGTTAAATCTTCTGCAAGTTCTGTTATTACTTGCGTTTTGAAATTAGTTTTGCGCAAACTCATTTCTTTTTGAATAATTTCGCTAGTAGGAACGCTAGACGGAATACCGTTTTTAACAACTGTTTTCGTGCCCGTTTCTTGTCGGTTTCCTGTGGAATCTCTTTGCTGCTTTGTGTCATTTCCGAAATCTCCATCATTAAAAGTTACACTTGAATCGATGGTGTTGTTATTGCCTGTTTCGTCAACTGTGTTATTTATCGTTTCCGTTGTCTTTGAAGTTACAGGGTTCAACACATCATATTCGTTATTAAACACTTGAATCTGTTTTTGCCATTCATCAAACTTCACCGTAATAATACTTTTAACAATATCCGTTGCGGTTTCAGTTGTAACGGCATCAACTAGAGTTCTGTTTCCATATTTGAAACGTAAATCAATATCAATTAATTTAGGGTCATCTTCCCCGAAAATTGAATCGTACAAAACAGGAAACAGGGGTTTAAAGATTTTTTCAAATAACCCGTTTTCAGTTGTGAAAAGTTCATTAATTTTCATCTTTGTTTTCTTTTTCTTCTGTTTCTTCTGTTTCTTGCGTTTCTTCTGTTTCTGTTTCCGTTTCTTCTGTTTCTTCTGTTTCTGTTTCCGTTTCTTCTGTTTCTTGCGTTTCTTCTGTTTCGTTTTCCGTTACAGGGTCAACGTCTTCTGTATCGGTGTGGTCGTGTCCGTCTTCTGTTGCTTTGAGTAACGACAAATAGTTTTCGTGCTCAATCTTCCAACTAGAACCCAACGTTACCGTAATATCCGTACCAAACATTTCGTTAACACGTTTCACACCCTCAACACGTTCTGTTAACATTGAATCAACGAACGGCATTAATGCGTCAATATTCATTGAAACCTCTTGCGTGTTCAAACGTTCACGTTTCATATTATAGTTTGCATTCAAACCTAAATCGTTGAACATTGACGCTTTGTAATACTGCAAAAGTTCAATTAATTGTCCGATTTGTTGGTTTCCCTGTGTAGGTGGGGTTTGCAAGTTAACACCTTTGAAAAAGGCATTTTCCCCGATTACTGAGAAATCACCGTTTAAAATCTTCTGCAAAAAAGATTCTGCGCTTTGTTTGGTCTTATCATCACTTGCAGAAATAAGCATTGTGATTCTAGTTAAAATACTAGCCAAATTAAGCGTTATTGTTGCATCGGTGTAAAGAACGCCATATTTGCCAATTAACGGCAAAAGTGAATCTGCAAACGGTGTGTTGTTGATAACGACAATATCGGTATCAATTTTAAACGTTTTGTTCAAATTTAACCACGGGTTTGCAACAACGTAATCTTTGCCGTGATAATAGGCATCACATTCTCCACCCCGTGTTCCCTGTAGTGCATACAGTTCACCGTTAACTTCTGCTATACCAACGTTACCCGATGTTTGAAGAATCTTTTCAAGTTCAACGGGCGGCATTGTTTCGGGTGTGCCCGTGTATTCAAACATCTTTGAAGTCATACAAAGAACTCGCTGCATAAACGTGAATAATGCATAATCTTTGTTTTTAACTTCTGTTTGAAATCTGTTATATAAGTTTTCTTTTTCCATTATTTAACTAGTGTTTTAATTAAGGTGCAAAGTTCTGTTAACACCTTAGTGTTACTTTGCACGGTTTCGTTCAACTTGTCTGTTTCCTGTTGGTGGCGTTCGTTCTGTTTCTCCATATAAAAGAAAAGGGCGATACAAACCGCTACAGGGAAACCAACGTTACTAATTAATGATACTATTGCATTTAAGTCCATATAGCAAATTTTAACTTTGTTATTTTATGATGCAAAGATAGGAAAATTATTTGGTATCACCAAATAAAACAGGGGAAAAGTGTTTCACGTGAAACATTTTTAACCCCTGTTAACAGATATTAAGTAATAATGTTACTTCTTGCACTTGCCATCAAGTAATTACGCACAATTTCACCGATTTCGTTATTCTGATAAAATACCTTATCGGTGGCAAAATACTTAGTTATCTGTGATTCCACATAACTTGCCGTACTCAACAACTTTCGTTTGTAGTTTGGCTTGCCGTTCATTTGCAACGAATATATCAAACTGTTGTCCGTATCCTTAATAGGGGTTGTTTTGTTGTGAATGTAAATGAAGTTGTTAACCCCAGTTTCTTCGTCTTCCAACTGAATAACGTTGCCCTGTAATGTCATTTCGTTAAACTGAATGTAGAATACAAACAACACGTCATTTGGTTTATATTTTACAGGCAAATGAGGATATGCAGCGAGTTCCCATTTACCGCCCGTAATCATTTGCAGATTTTCATTATCGAAACAAAAGTATTTATTACTAGCCTTATGTTTAACAATCGTACTGCAATATTCAACCGCTACAGTTGCCCCGTGTTCACCGAATTTGTAAATATCAATAGTTCCCTGTTCCATTGCACGTACTTGTTTCAAACCCATTTCTGAGAAATACGGGCAAAACTGATTCACGGTGTTACCCAACATAAAAACTTTTACATCGTTTCTCTGTCTGATAATCGTGCTCAATAGGTTCATATATAACATAAATTCATCGGGCAAATAGTAACGTCTTGTTAGAAACTCATCGAATACCACGGTTGTTATATTCGGGTAACTGCTAGACTTTTCGTGTTCCTGTTCTGATAGACAGAAACCGAAACAAAACGGGGTGTTATCGGGTACACGTTTCTTTGTTTCGGCATCATAAGACGAAAGAAACCATTTGCCCGAAATATAAAACACCTCATTAAACTTACCGCCTGTTAGTTCCTGTATCACGCCATTTGCAACGTGATTGGCAAACAAACTTTCGGCACGTTTGCCCCTCAAGTCTTCACGCCATCTACGAATATACGCCATTTGCTTTCCTGTGCGCAAATATTCTTTGATACCGTACAATAACGTTGCATACGTTTTACCGTTTGAACGTTCACCGAAAATAACGTTGTAATCTGCATTCTTTGATAAAATGCGATTCAACGTGTAAAATTTCGGTGTTTCTACATTTTCTTTCTTCTTTTCCATATTATTCTTTTTTTAATCTGATTCCCATTAAATAATTAATATAAAGAACTGAAAGACTTAAAGTGTACCCCGTTGGTTCTAAGTGAACACCCGTTAACGTGTCGTAACTTGAAACCGTACCTTTGTAATCTTTTATAGTTCCTGTTTGCTCATAATCAATATACGTATGTATGTTCTTACCTGTTGCAGATGGTGGTATATCTAGATAATTTGTGAATGCGTCAAAGATTCCACTTTCACCAAACGTTTCTAACATATACGGGATAGCAGATTTTTTGTTAACGCCCGAAACGGTCATTGAGTAATCGTAATCTTTGCCGTTTACCGTAAGGGCGTTTTCTTCTTCCACCATATAACGTTTTGCGCCTAAAGTTTTAAAACGGGTGTATCGTCCCTCATAGTCCCACACACCCAACGGCTTTGCGATTCCATTTATCGTGACGGGTTCAACCTTTTCAAAGGGTATTTTGTGAAACTTACAGGCGGCACGCAATTTCTGTTGTGCTAAATCGTTGTACGCTTTGAAATATTCTTTGTGGGCATCACCGTTCATAATTTTAACGGAATCGGTATCGCTGTATATGTAATCGTCACCACATTCCGAAATACCCGTGAAAAGATTTCTACGGGCATAAGCGGTAACATAAATACCCCACGGGTAAAACAAAAAGCGGTTTTTGCTATCATTGTATTTATTCAACATTTCTAACTGCTTTTCGCCTGTGAGATGTTCAATATCCCACGTTTCACCGTCACACAAAATTTCATCACGCAACGGGTTTGTAACACACATACCGTAACAACTGTTTAGCATTTCTTTGCTATTTAAATACTCAACCTCTTTGCCCTTTACACCCTTTAGTTTTGTTTTCATTTCATACAGGTGCAAAATAGATTCTACAAATTCAGTTGGCAAATATTCTTTTCTGTAACAAATCATTCGCCCGATTCGTATTTGTTCCCACGTGTAAAACTGTGAAAACACTTTGTAATCTATTTCGGTAATGGTAATACATATTTTCTTAGCGCAAACCAATCGCCCGTTATTCTCAGAAACGTTTTCTTTCACGAAACATTTACTAACAGAAATTGGATTCTCGTTTTCTGATTTCGCAAATATGTTTGTTATTTCTACATCGAACACACAACAAAATTTGCTAATCATAAACTCAAATTGCTTCATTGACTTTATAGGTACAATAACACCTGTGCTCATCGGAAACTTTTCTGAAACCATCACATAAGGGTAACTGCTAGTAAAATCGTAACTGTCAACATTTTCGATTACTTCATCGGTGTATTTTGCATTTGCGTGCGTAAAACCGCCTGAAAACGCCCGTTGTAACATCGCAAATTCTTCCATACCTGTTATATTTAAGTTGTGAATCTTATCAATATATTTAAAGTTTGGAATTGTTTTGCCTGTTTCGTCAGTTGTTTTAAAACAAACAGAGCGGCAATATTTACGAACAAACCCCGTCTTTGTAATCGGCAAACGTGTTATTCCTTTGTAACGTTCCAATAGTTCCTGTATGTAACACATCACCACTTTTATATCATTCAGACAGTAACCGATTTCTTTTTGTGTTAACGGGGTTTTACTGTGACGTAACAAACTATAGTCCAAATCGCCAACTAACTTTTCGCATTTGTAGATGTGTAATTGTTCGCCTAATTTCGCCAACGAATAACCCGATAATAAGTAACTGCATCGGAACTCTAAACCCGTTTTTGTTATTCCGTAAATTGGTTTGCGTAAATCAATAGAGAAAACTTTTTCCCATTCCAACAACTCACGGAAAAATTGGAACTCATAAGCCAAATTGTGAACATATATAATAATTCTTTTCTTTGGGCAAAGTTCCAATATATCCACTATATCGGATAACATTTGCAAAAATTCTTCCCACGTGCGCCCCATTATGCAAAAACCGTTTATTCCAAATTGCCAAACATACATTAAAGAACACTTTTCCATTTTGGTTTCTTTACCGCCTAATTTCATATAGCGTTCGTAAGTGTATGTTTCCCCGTCTGCATCACGGTAAAATGATGTAGTTTCAATATCGAAAGATACAGGAACGTTTAAGAACTTTTCGCCCTTATTGTTTCCTGTAAAATTCTTTTCGTTCACTGCCAAAGATAAAACCTTTGCAATATCTTTAGGCATGTAAACTTCTGTATGTAGTTCAAAGGGTATTTTCTTCATTATAAACCAAATTTTTCAAATTCTGATAAAATCTTTTTTAACGGTGCATCATCATTGTAATGGTCAACATCATTAATGTAAGCCTCAGCCGTTGGTGAATTTGTTATTTGTTCTATTGCATCATCTAGGGCATTCTCTATTCTTACGGCATCATCTTCGATTTGGTCTGAAACATCACGTGATTCTTGTTCTAGTTCACCTGTAAAATCTTTGTACTGCATTAAGTATTGCTCCAAAAATCTTTCATCTGAAACACTTGCAATTTTGCCAATTAATTTGTCTTGCATTAACTTAAATTCTTTATCGTTTAAGTTATAAGTCTTCTTTAAATGGTTCGAATATTCACGTGTACCGCTTGCTGTTGATGTAGGTTGTTGCAAGAATGAAACCGCTTTGGAATATTCGATTTTTAAATCGTTCCAATCGTGTTTCATTGAAAACTTTGTAAAACCTTTAATATCGCCTTTGTTCAATGCAACAACCGCTGGCGAAATAAGACCTGTATTTTCAACATTCTGAATGCGCCTATTTGCCTGTTGGAATACACGGGCTATTTCTTTTCTTAAATATCCACGTTTTTCTATTGCATCCATAATTTGTTTGTCAACGTGTATTTTACCCGTTGCTGCAAACGTTCTTTTTGAAAAACCAATCAGGTTTAACTTTGCCATAATATCAACACTTTTAAATGAAACAAAAAACGGGGTAACAATAAACTAAGTTACTGTTTACCCCGTGCCGTTATACACCCTTTACCTACGAAAACTACTTATCTACAAAGGTAATACCGTAACACTTTTTGGCGTGCGATTCATATTCATAAATCGTATAACCAACTTTGTTGGCTTTGATAGCATCCACCGCATCACTATTTGCGAGAATCTCCCTAACTGTGTCACCTGTGAACTGTGGTAAGTTCACTAATCGCTTGTTTTCTGCGTCAATAATTACAGGTGAATCGCCCAACTGCGATTTGTGAACGTACATACCATTAATAGGGTGTACTACATCACCGCCACCATCTTTCTTGTCATTGTAAATATCGGTCAACTTTACAAACGGAAAATCGGTCGTATCAATACCGAAACTAGTCTTATTGAAAGTACTAGCGAAACTAAAACCTTTAGCCATAACTTTACACTTTTAAAACGTTAAACTTCTGTTGTCTGTGAACGGGGTTACTTTACCTCATTCACCCCGTTAGCTGCTGCAAACTCGTTCAACCACTTCTTAAAACGGTTCAACTTGATAACCGCCTTATCATCTTTTGCAACTTCATTTGAAGTCATAAGAGCGTTAACACTTGTAATGCAGTTGAAAACAGTTTCATTAAAAATCTCATTCATAATTTTTACCTAATTTAAATTGTTAAACTTATATTGTTTCTTAAACACGGTGCAAAGATACAACGTTTTTGCGAAACAAACAAATTATTTTCGTTAAAAAGTCTTAAAGAAATA